TGGCAAAATACCAGCAGTTATTTTATACAATTCTAAATCTCACAAAAGAGGAATTGGTCAATCAGATTTAACTGACATAGCTGATTTACAAAAAGCTATCTATAACGAATATTCAGAAATGGAACAGTTAATCAGATTAACAAACCACCCATCATTAGTTAAAACTCCAAGTGTTAATGCTTCTGCTGGTGCTGGTGCTGTTATTGAAATGCCTGATGAACTTGAGCCAAACTTAAAACCATATTTACTACAACCATCTGGTCAGAACTTACAAGCTATTATGGAATCAATTAAAAACAAAGTTGAATCTATAAATAGAATAGCACACACAGGTGCAGTAAGAACTCAAAAGACAGGAATATCATCTGGTGTTGCATTACAAACTGAATTTGAATTATTAAATGCTAGATTATCTGAAAAGGCTGATAACTTACAAATAGCTGAAGAACAATTATTTAGATTATATGCTATGTTCCAAAACACAGTATTTGATGGCGAAATAAATTATCCTGATAGTTTCAATATAAGAGACTACGCAACTGATTTAATGTTCTATCAACAAGCTAAATCAATCAATGTTCAATCTCCAACCTTATCAAAAGAAATTGATAAAGAGATTGCAAGAGCAGTAGTAGATGATGATGAGAAGTTAAATCTAATCTTTGATGAGATAGATATTAAAACAGAAGTTGGAGAATTTACTCAAGACGAAGTTACTGAAGTCGATCAAGAAGTAGCTAGAGAGCAGATATAAAAAAGGCGACCATATAGATCGCCTCTTTGATTAATTAATTAATATTTAGAAATTTTTTCTCACATATTCTTTGATGTTTGGAAAATCTTTTAATTTTTTATAACATTCACTACCAATATCCCAACAACCCATAAAACCACCATCAGTATTTTCTTTTGATTCAGCATAATCCCATTCATCTTTATGAATAAAATGACAGTAATTTCCTAAACCAGCTACAATAGTATAATGTTTTGATTTACCTTTTATACCTTTACCACAAATAACACATTCACTTACAGCACCAACTATTTGATTTTCAATATTCTTTTCATAATGTTCACTCATTTCATCATCAATTTGAATAAGTGGTTTTTTGTAATTTATATCGTTGATTAGTTTTGCCATTGTTCTCTCCTTTTTTTTATATATAAAATTTATTAAAAATTGATATAAAGGTCAAATAAATTAAAACCTAGTAAATGCTAAACTTTTAGTAGAACAAAATTAGAACAAATGGCAGATATAGTCAAAGACGCAACTAAATATCGAATCAAGCAAATAGAAATTGCTGAAGCTAAATATTACGAAACATTAATTAAAACTTTAGATAAAATAGAACGAGAAGTTATAGCTACTGCAAGTAGATTACCTTTAACTGATGGAAAACTAATAGAACTACAATCAGCTATTGCGATTAGACCACAAATAAAAGCTATCCTTGAAAGAGAATATTTAGCATGGTCAGATACAGTTGTTAGAGAGGGTTTTAATAAACAAGCTAAACGAATTGAAAAAGGATTTAAAGCAGTATTAGAGGAAGCTAGAAAAAGAAATAAAATATCAGCAGAAGATTTAGCTAAATTTTCTGAATTAACTAAAGGCGATCTAGCATTAATCCAAAATCTAAAGCAACAATACTTTACGCAATTCAAAGATGTATCAAATACATTTACTAGAAAATTAGCAGATAAGGTTTATCAAAATACATTAATTGGAAGTGAGTTTGCTGTACTTGAAAAAGAACTTAGACAAACAATCAATGGTATTTATGCTAGTTCAGATGACCCAGAAGTACAAAGATTAATTAATTACATTAAAGAAAATGAAACCTCTGATAACCCTAATATACAGGCTAAAGTTGATAAATCAGTTCAAACATTACAATCTAAATTTGCAACAGATCGTGCTGGAGAGAATATGAAAAGATATGCTGGTCAAATATTAAATGACTCATTAAGAGATTTTGACGCAACATTAAACTTTAACAAGTCTCAAGATGCTGGACTAACTTATGTTAAATATTATGGAGATGTAATACCTACAACAAGAGAGATTTGCAGAAATGTAATAAATGGAGTATATGATAAACGTAGTGGTGGACTTTTTACTGTTGATGAAGTTCGAGAGTTATGGGCAAGTCGAAGTTGGTCAGGTAAAAAATCAGGCGACCCTCTTATAGTTCGTGGGGGTTATAATTGCCGACACCAATGGTCTTATGTCAATCCTGATTGGTATGACGAAGATGGAGAACTAATAATATAAATAACAAGGAGTCTACATGACGCAAGAAACAGAGGCAGTTCAGCCGAATAATGAACAAGCAGAATCTACAACTGCTGAAATTAACGAAACAGTAGAAACAAAAACAGCACAAGAAATTAAAGAAATGAAATTTACTCAAGAGCAACTTGATAAAGTTATTTCATCTAGACTTGAAGCTGAAAGAAGAAAATACGAAAAGAAACTGCAAGAAGAAGAAAAACAACGTGCAGAAATAATTAAGCAAAAACAATTAGAAGAAGCTAAGACAAAGCAAGATTTAGAAAAGATCATGCAAGAAAGATTGAAAGAAAAAGAAGAAGAACTTTCAAGATATAAGAATCAAATAAAAAAAGAAAAAGTTGATAATTCAATACTTTCTGTTGCATCAAGCAATAATGCTATTAGCCCAGCACAAGTGGTTGCTTTATTAAAAGATGAAGTAAAATACACAGATGATGGTCGTATAGAAGTAGTTGATAATAATTCTAATGTACGATATAACGCAAAAGGAGAACTCTTAACAATAGAAGATCGTGTTAAGGAATTCTTAGATAGCAACCCACACTTCCGAAAAGGGTCTTTGTCTGGTTCAGGTAGCCAGAGTGCTGTCGGTGGTAAAACTGTTAAACCCTTTAATCTACAGGACTTGGACTTAACAAAACCAGAAGATCGTAAAGCCTATGCAGAATATAGGAAGAAACGAGACTCAGGTGCTGTTGAGATTAATTTAACAAAATAATTAAAGGACTAATAAAATGGCAAACGAAAGCACAAGTTCTACACTATCGGAACTATACACAGAGATAGTAGCAGAGGCTCAATTCGTAGCATCTGAAAAATCCATCATGAGAAACTTAGTTAAAAACTATGCGATTTCTGGTGGTGGAAAAGCAGTTGAAGTTCCAGTATATGCACAAGTATCTGCATCTGCTGTTTCTGAAGCAACTGACTTATCAAACACAGCGATCAACCCAAGTTCAGTAACTATTACTGCATCTGAAGTTGGTGTTATGACTACTCTAACTGATTTAGCAAGAAATTCAGCACCAAGAAATGTTGCTGGAGACATTGGTAGATTATTTGGGGAAGCATTAGCTAGAAAACAAGACGCAGATTTAACTGCATTGTTTGATGGCTTCTCAACTGCATTAGGAGATGGTACTGGTGCAATCAGTACTGCTGTAATCTTCAACGCATTATCAACTTTAAGAGCAAACTCTTTAGATGCTGATATGTGTAATGTAGTGTTACACCCTAAAATCGCTTACGATTTAAAAGCTAACATGACAAACACTTTTGCTAACGCAAATGGTAACGATTTATCTAACGAAGCACTAAGATCAGGTTTCGTAGGTAGATTAGCTGGTATGAACGTATTTGAATCTTCAAATATTGCTGATACTGGTACTGCTGGAGATTACAAAGGTGGTGCGTTCCATAGAGATGCTTTAGCAATCGCTATGATGCAAGATGTTAAAATCGAAACTCAAAGAGATGCGTCTCTAAGAGCAGACGAGATTGTAGCTACTTCTGTATATGGAGTTGGAGAAATCCACGACACTTATGGTGTAGAATTACACTACGATTCATCAATTCAATAATAATTGAATACTTTGTGAGGGCTAGAAATAGCCCTCGCAACTAAATAAGGAGATTACATGATAAAAATTATAGAGAACAAAGAAACAATCAAATTACAACGTGGAAACAAGATTATTGAGAGATCAGTAAAAGATTATAAAACTAATAAAGCAGTTTATGATTTTAGAGGTTTTAAACCTGTTCAAGAT